CCTGATTTAAAGCGTATTGCAAAAGAAGAATATGATTATTGGGAGCCTGAATGTGTGATTATTGAGGCAAAAGCGACTGGTATGCCGCTGACGCAAGAATTGCGTAGTATGGGTATTCCTGTGCAGAATTATTCCCCGAGTAGAGGTAATGATAAATATACTCGAGTGAACTCCATTGCGCCAATCCTAGAAAGTGGGTTAGTATGGGCTCCAGATACTAGATGGGCAGAGGAAGTGATAGAAGAGTGTGCTTCATTTCCGGTTGGTGAAAATGATGATTTTGTTGATACAGTAACACAGGCTCTCCGACGTTTCCGCGAAGGTGGGTTTATACAGCACCCAGAGGATTATAACGACCATGTCGATGTACCGCCAAGAACGAACTCCTACTACGGATAGAATTGAGGAGTTGAAAAAACTCCTTGAGATTGTTTTAAATAGTTTAGAAGATAAACCAGCCCCAATGCTCCGAGTTATACAGGGAGGTAAAACTGATGGCAAAACAACCTAGCCCTTATAATAATGTTGAGCGTGAATTTACATTGGTTGGTCAGCAATTAGAGTCAGACCCATTAGAAATAGAATTACCGACAACTGCCCCTGAACCTTCTTTTGATGGTATGGAAATGTCAACAATGGAAGATGGTTCAGTAGAGTTTGCCGAGCCTGATGCGGAAGATAAGGGTGAAGCTGCTTTTATGGATAACCTTGCTGAGTTTATCGATGAGGATGAACTTACAGGTATATCTAGTATGATACTTGAAAAAGTAGATGAAGATAAAAGTTCCCGCAGTGAATGGTTAAATGTTTATACAAAAGGTTTAGATTTACTTGGTGTTAAGTATGAGAACCGTACAGAACCATTCCAAGGAGCTACTGGTGTTATACACCCAATGCTGAATGAAGCAGTTAGCCAATTCCAAAGCCAAGCCTATAAAGAATTATTGCCCCCGAGTGGTCCTGTCCGTACACAAGTCTTGGGTGATACAACACCAGAATTAGAAAAACAGGCAGAACGTATAAAAACTGAGATGAATTATCAGCTTTTGCATGTTATGGAAGAGTATGATTCTGAATTTGACCAGATGTTATACTATTTAGGACTATGTGGTAGTGCATTTAAGAAGGTTTACCCTGATCCACAGCTTGGCAGACAGGTAAGTAAGTTTGTACAAGCGGAAGATTTGCTAGTTCCATACAATGCTACTGATTTAGCTTCATGTGAACGTGTTACACATATCATTCGTATGTCCGAAAATGAGTTACGAAAGCTACAAGTAAATGGTTTCTACCGTGATTTAGAGATAAGTCCGGGAGAAGGTGAGTATGATGAGCTAAAAGAGGCTAAAGAAGACCTTTCTGGTTTGGAAAAGTCAGGGTCATCCGAAGAGTTAACCCTTTATGAGTGCCATTGTTATTTAGATTTAGAAGATTTTGCGGATAAAGATGAAGAAGGTGAGCCAACAGGTATAAAACTGCCGTACATTGTGACGGTATCTTCTGATTCGGGTGAAGTTTTGTCTGTGTACCGTAATTATGCTGAAGATGATGCATTTAAGCGGAAAAAACAATATTTTATTCATTATATGTTTACTCCTGGACTTGGATTCTATGGCAATGGCCTGATTCATTTACTTGGTAATCTATCACGCACAGCTACCGCTAATTTACGCCAACTGATTGATGCGGGTACATTAGCTAATATGCCAGCTGGATTTAAAGCCAGAGGTTTACGCATACGAGATGATGATCAGCCACTCCAGCCTGGAGAATGGCGTGATGTCGATGTTGTTGGAACGGAGCTTCGCAGCTCACTCTTACCTCTGCCCTATAAAGAGCCGAGCGCGACTCTGTTTCAGCTGCTTGGTTTTGTAGTACAAGCAGCACAGAAATTTGTAGGCACAACAGATATAGGTACAGGTAATATTCAGAATACTGAGATGCCTGTAGGTACAACAGTTGCGTTGATGGAACGTGGCAGTCGTATTATGTCTGCGGTGCATAAGCGTTTGTACAATGCTATGAAGCAAGAATTTAAATTGCTTGCTGAAATAATTGGTACAGATGGCAGTGATTATTTGTACAATATAACAGGCAACCAACAGGGTATGAAAGCACAAGATTTTGATGGTCGTGTGGATATTGTACCTGTAGCTAACCCTAATATTTTTAGTATGTCCCAGCGTGTGAGTTTAGCAGCAGAGCAATTAAAACTCGCACAAGCTAATCCACAAATGCATAATACTTATGAAGCATATCGTAGGATGTATAGTGCTTTGGGTGTAGATAATATTGAGCAGATACTAACACCCCCACAACAACCACAGCCTACAAATCTGATTACAGAAAATGGTCAATTGCAAATGGCTCTAACTGGCAGACAACAGTTGAAAGCTTTTCCTGAACAAAACCATGACGCACATATCCAAACGCATTTAGCATTTATGCAGGGTATGACAGTAAAAGGCAATCCTGCGGCTATGCAGATTTTGCAAACGCATATATTTGAGCATCTAAGTTTAAAAGGGCAGATGGTTGCACAACAAGAAATGCAAGCTATGCAGCAACAGGGGCAAGAAATACCTCCTGAAATGATGCAAAATAGAATGGATGAAATAGAAGCCCAGCTTATGACGGCTTACTTGCAAGAAGAAGCACAGGTTCTTGGTGCTCAAAGACAAGATCCTTTAGTTGAATTAAAACAACAAGAGTTACAGTTAAAGCAACAAGACCAAATGCAAGATGCCCAACAAGAGCAGATGGAGCTTGAATTTAATAAGCGTAAAGCTCAAGAGCAAGCGGCTATCCAACGTGAGCGTATTGGCAGTACAGAAGATATAGCTCAGATGCGAGCACAAATTGCTATGCAACGAACAGCTAATAAGGGGAGGGGATAATGGCTGATCCGGGTGGTGGCGGTCCGGGAGGATCTGGTGGATCCTCTGGTGCTGGCGGCGGCGGTGGTTCTGGTGCTGGTGCTGGCGATGCTGGCGAAGAAGGCGGCGGCCATAGTGAAGCTGATGCAGGTGTTGGCTACGGAGCGAGTAGTGGAAGTACTTCGAGTGGTTTAGGAGGAACTGGGCAAGGCCGACAAGATGGTCCCGGAAGCCCTACTGAGGGCAACAATTATGGGGGTCCTGCAGGAAGTGATACAGAAGGTACTGCTACTGACAGGGGTTTAGTAGCTGGTATTAATGCTGCGATTGCTGCTGGTTTAGATCCCTATTCAGATAAGGCTATGAATAGTATTGCAGCGGGGATTATGTCTGGTCAATTTGACAATCCTGAGAGTTTCGGTATTGGCAGTATTGATATGGAATCCCCCGAGGTTGCGGGTTTTATGGATCAATATGGTCCTGGACAAAACAGTGGATTAGCTGGGATAGCGGGTTTGATAGGGTATGATCCTAATATAGGGTTTGCACAAAATGTGGCAAATATGGCTATTCCAGGAATAAACACTCCTTTAGGAGCACTTTCAGCTGTCCCTGGATTAATGGGTGTGAATGATACTATTTCGGGTATTGTTGGTTTAGCCAATACGATTGCTGGTAAAATGGGAATTGGTTCTACTACTAACAGCGTTGTAGGAAAAGATACTGCTTTATCTGGTAGTGTGGTGGGAAAAGGTAGTATAGCTGGTTCATATGGAGCAAATACAGGTATTGCTTCAGGTTCTAAATTTTAAGGAGAGCAAAATGACCAATACAAGAGTAAAAGATATAAAAGAAAAATTAAGAGATGAAACCGATCCAGATATAATTGAAATACTGGAGTTCGACCTTGCAGAAGCTATGGGTAAAAAAACTACTAAACCTGTAAAACGCAATAAGGGTTCACCTAGAACTGGTGAAGTTGCTGGAAATCTTAATAAAACCGAACGTGATTTAATTGAAAGTTTGGGTCCGATGAAGGGAAATCTGAGCATTGAAGAGTTGTTAGCTCTTGCTCGTGCTTCAATGAAAGGTAATCTAAACAAAGAAGAACTTAAAACCCTTAACAAGTCAGCTCCTAAAAAGAGAGTCAGGCGTAGTATGGGGTCACCTAGAACTGGTGAAGTTGCGAGTTCTGGTGTTCGGGGTGCGGGTGCAGCTATTAAAGGAACTAATTTTAAAGGCGTATTTTAGTGGCTCAGAAAAAGTTTCAAAAAGATAGTGCCTATCAGCATCTTGATACAAATAATGATGATACGCTTTGCGATGATGAAATTTCCATGGCTTTGGAATTTAAACGCAGAGAGCTAGAAGATGCTGATGCACGTCGTGATAGTATGCGATATATGACGTGGTTTGCTTTATTTGGCACATTGAATTATCCCGCCGCTATACTAATCACTTCAATGCTTGGTTATGAGAATGCAGCAACAATGATTACAGATATTGCGCCTACTTATTTTGTCGCAAACAGCGCACTCGTTGCGGCTTATTTTGGAGCAAATGCTTACGCAGATAAAAAGTCTAAAGAATGATTCATGCGTTTTTATTGGTAGTTATATTAGGCGGCAAAGTGCAGAGTCAAGATATGTACTTTAGATCAGTAGTTGATTGTAATTATTTTGCATCCCAGATAACTAAAAGATATGGTAATTACGGAAGTTTAAGTGGTGTCCCTGCCAAGCACAGAGCAACAGCTTATTGTAAACCTGTTAAGGTAGCTGCAAATAAGGAGTTATACTAATGGCGAATAAATTAAATGAGGGTAGCGAATTTACTATCCCGCTTAAAAATTTAATAGCCTTGATTGCTTTTACAGGTGTATCTGTTTGGGGCTATTTTGGGATTACTGAACGGCTGGCTTTTTTAGAGCATGAACAAAAAATGCACTGGGAAGAAATTCAAGAAAACGATAACTGGATAGATGAGTTTCAGCCGCCTCAGTCTGTGCAGAACACAGTGTCTCAAGTAC